AACGTCCGATGATGTAGCGATCTGGGAAGATTGCTTTCTCTTGGGCTATGAGTTCAAGTGCCATTAGTTTTGCCATAAGATCGACCATCCCAACGACGTTCGATACTGAAGAAGAAATTTTATCTAATGTGACACGACCCGGAGTTATCACACAAGGCATCCCTGCGAGATTCTTATACCTTGACAGTTCCAACTGTGTGCTGTGATAAGGGTATGATTGGTTGAAATGATTGTAACGTGGTCCCATTATTCCGATGACGATATCTTCCTCGTCTATCCATTCACAGCAATCCCATAGTTCTTGCCGTGCATTGTTATCGGATGCTATCGGTCCACCATTCTCATCTCGTGAAGCAGGATAGTTAGCTCTTAACCAATCACCTGATTTGCCATACACGAAAGCACAGTTGCGTGGAATATCATAATTCTCAGCCGCGGATGGTTCAGGATAAACGCCAAGTGGGTCACGAACCTCTATCTTAGGCATACCTGTTTTAAAATCGGGGTTTACTACAAGAGCAGTAGTCGCATAACCAGCGAGATGCCGATAAGCGCGACGCATCTTTAACTTGTATTTGTTCTGATACCAAGTAGCGGCAAGCGCACGTTTACGAATATCAGCGTATTGTCTCGATCTTTTACCACGTTCTTTGCTAGGGTCAACAGCAGGGCAACCTATATACGGGGTTACTGATGCGGCTCTTTGAGCTACAGCATCAATGTTCTCAGATATTAAAGCAGGAGTTAATGGTGGAAGAACAGGTTCTTCGTCCATAGAAGGAAGCGGTATAACATAATCGCCGTTATACCTGTCTTTAATATCAATCATCTTTGATAACAAAGGCGACTGAATGTCTTGTCTCTGTCGGACTATTCCGACTATTTCCTCAAAAGAATACGCCACTAATATGCTCCAATTTTAGAACGTGTCTTATTATAAGGTAGTGCCTGAAAGTTAAATTGTGAAGAGTCTACGTCAAAAGCTTGCTTTCTTTGTCTCCAAAGAATCCATATAAACCACAACGCCATCACCCTATCTTGCCTCAATTTCGTGCCTCTTATCAGAGGTCGCCATGATTTAAGCTGTCTTATAAGCTCATCAGCTTGATGTCTAGTGACAGGATCATCAGCGTAAGCTATGTCTATCTCCCCGCGCATGAACGACAAAGCCATAGAAGGTATACCAATAGTTTCATCATATTTGTTCACACCTGTCAGATGTTCCCTGACTCTGAACCCATACCGTTCAGTCATCTCAATAAGACGTTCATCACGAGACAACCCTTTCTGAAACACCATCGCTTCAATAACCACATCAGATACAGTCGCACCGTTCTTCTGACAGCGTAAAACTGCTTCCTCCACTACCTGAAGTATCTGCTCGTTTCTAGTTAATCCCTGATCCTCACGTAAGAAAAGTATCTTCAACTTACCTTCATGCGGTGTAGCCGCCATGACACAATTCATTCCACCCAACGCAGGGTCAACACCGATGTAAACAGTGCAGTCTTTAGGAGGATCATGCAACGTGGAACGTAACGGATTCAAACATTTCTTAATAGATTCATCATCAAACGTCGCCGCTAAAGAACTTGTAGGTTCCTGCATGTAGTTACGTGACCATGCCTCTTCACCAACCTTGCGTCTAATCCTGTCGAGAGCTTCCATAGAGAACATCTCCGGCCATAAAGGTTCAGGTTCGTCGTCACCGTTTTGTACTATGGCAGGGAAACGGATGACTCTAAGAATATCTTCATCTATCTCAGTCATAATCCTCTGATAGAAATCATCCTCACCCACACGAGTACCATTAATGCTTGTTCGACCATTCTCACCCGGACGTGTCAACCAGTCCTGTCGGAAAATCTCGAACATCTGTTCAGTCAGGTTCAACGACACACGAGACTGGATATCATCAATGTGCAGATGGTCAGTACGTGTACCAGCAATCTTCGATCTCCACCCTAAAGAAACCATCGAATAGTCACGCTCATCGTGTGCAGACTTTTTGAAGACGTTGAAATAATCCGCTCCCCATGCTTGTGCAGTTTTTCTACCAGACGCATTCTGTGGAACAAAAGGACCATATTTCGCTACATACAACGGGAATGGACCAGTTGGTTCCATACGAGTACGGATACGACCAAGGATTTTCCTAGCCATATCCTGCCCCTCTGAACCTACTGTGATACGAAACTCAGGGTTTGTTGCAAGTTTGTAACAGAAATAATCCTCAGCAAGTGTTGTTTTACCGTGTTCAGGTGGCCATAGGATAAGTGTAATGTTTCCCGGAGGTGTGTTTTCGTATGCGTCTATAGCGCGTAGATGAAACCACGGGGACATATGCCCGAAGTATTCATTCCTGAAATGCTCAAATGCTGGTGTTTCCTTATCAGGCTTCTCATTATGAAAGTTGAGTCGTATAGCATCAGCTTTTGCGGCGAAGTCTGGGAATCTTTGCCTCCACTTCTCGTAAGCGGATCGTGTCACCCCAGTAGCTATAAGAGCATCACCGACTTTACCATTATTCTCTAATGATTCTAAGAATACTTTCCTGTTAAGGATACCTTTGTCTTTTGATGCGTTAGCCATTTAATCGAATACTGACGGTTGTACTTCCAACTCTACAATACTCGCCGCTATAACTCCTTCATCCCCTTGGAATTTTACTGTATGCACACCTGCCTCAGTTAAAGTCAGGTCAACATAATAGATACCTGTTGAACTTTTTGTAGCTGAAGGATTAGCATCTGTCCCACCTGAAGGTTTACGCCAAGTAATAGTCACACCTGCCGCATCTCCTGTAGGGTCAGCTAATGTTCCCGCAGTTGTGAAATTCCCAGTTACACGTACCTGATCTCCGTTATCGTATGTTGCCATTAAATCTCCTAAGACGTTACTTCAAGAGTAACATCATGGTGTAAAGATTTCGAGAGTGTGACAGCAGGTTGAGGGAATTTTAACCGAATGACAGTAGTCACACTAGCTGTCGAAGTTAAAGCCGCCGCTATTAAAGCTTCCTCAATGATAAGAGTAGCTGTCGATAATACTGCTGAAAGCGAAGATGTTATAGGCTGATCGTGAACCAGCGCCGCTGAAACAGTGGCCGTTGCCGTAAGAGCAGACGCTATAGAAGCCTCTTCAATAAGAACCGTTACCTCTGAACCTGTCGCTGTCAAAGCAGAAGCAATGAAAGCCTCAAACTTAATAGCTGTACTTACAGAAGCAGAACCCGAAATTGCTGAAGCTATAGAAGCTTCCTCTACGATAACAGCCGTTATCGAAGCTGAAGAAGAAAGCGACGTACTTAAAGCGCTTTCCATGTCAATACCTGTGACTACAGAAGCAGTGCTTGTTATAGCCGCCGCGATAGGATGATTGGTTCTACCTGTATAAGTTTGTAAAGTTTTCCGGTAATCCCAGTCGCTTCTGTAACCTTGTGTTTTTTCGTCACCGAATACGTGCCGTGAATAGTTGTGTGTGCCTGATCTGTAGTCTGAACTAATTCGATAATCAACAGCCATTATTCACCATCCAATTCTATTTCATCCCATGCTTGTGTTTCTTCGTTCCATTCATAAGACTTGTCATCGTCAGGCATCGGATTTGGTGGTTGCCACATAAAATTTTCATCTAACGTCCACGAAGGGTAAGGTTGTGGCTCATAAAAAGTATCATTCTCAGCATCATAGGTGTGGCCTATTCCTGCGTAATTGAAACGAATATTATTGTTATACGAAGTTTGAATCCAAGTCCCTGAATCGGGGAATAGGTCGTTTAGGAAATCGACTCCTAACTGTTCATTTTCTACACCATTAATCGTAGTAATATCGTCAGCAACTACAAGTACATTAACGACTATGTTGTTTTCGTCTAGTTCAGCGAAGTTAGCCATTACTCAACCCACCTGACAACAACTATCCCTTGATATCCGTTGGCACCTACTTTGTAACTGCCACCGTTATCACCGCCGCCACCGCCGCCAGCACCATATGTGCTACCTTGCGAAGCCGTAATGCCAGTTCCGTGACCGCCAGCGCCTCCACCGCCAGTACCTCCCAAACCCCTTGTACCTGCCGAAGTTTTTAAACCACCACCGCCACCACCTGCATAGACTGTATTAACACCATTTACGTAAGTGGTGTAGCCCCCAGCGCCCCCGAAGCCTCCGATATAACTAGACCCACTGCCGCCAGTACCTGCACCGCCTTTGCCGCCGCCACCACCGCCAGCTTGAGAAGTCCATTCACCGCCACCCCCGCCAGCGTTACCCTGCCCAGAAGTTGCCGTACCGCCAGAGTAGCCACCCCAGTAAGCACCAACCCCACCTGCGCCACCACCAGAGCCACCAGAACCACCACTAGCTGAGTACGCACCGCCGCCGCCACCAGTGCAACCTTCTTCAAATTGTTGACCTGCCGCACCTAAATAACAAGCAGAAGCTTGTGAAGCGCTTGTAACATTTGCACCACCTGCACCCCCAGATGGGACAGTAACTGTTAAAGTACCCGGATTTATTGTGACGCTTCCTTCACGCATACCACCAGCGCCTCCACCACCACCGGCGGCGGCACCTCCACCACCACCCCCAGCGGCTATAAGCAAGTATTGAACATCTTTTGATGCTCCTGCAATTGTTAAAGAACCTGAAGAAGTCCAAACCAAAGCCCGATACGTGGTACCACTATCTGAGTAAGTGCTATCAGACGGAGAACCCGTATGTGAATACTCGAATCCGCCTGCACCAGATTCTTGTATCGAACCGATTATTAAAGGATTAAAACTCATGCTTCATCCCATGTTTGTGTTTCTTCATTCCAATCATACGCTTTATCATCTTCAGGCATCGGAGTTGGAGGTTGCCAGATAAAATTCTCATCCAAAGACCAAGAAGGGTAAGGATTAGGAGAATAAAAAGCATCAGCCGTAGGATCGTAAGTACCTCCTATATTGGCAGTATTGTAACGTAAAACTTTTCCACCGTCAGGTTCACCATCTGAACCGTAATGAACACCCCCACGGGTACCTTTCGTCGATTGAATCCATGTACCTGAGTCTGGGAACATGTCATTCAAAAAGTCAACACCTTTTTGACTATCTTCAGTGATAATTTCTCCTGTATTTAAAATCTGTTTTTTTTCTAAAACCTTATCTTCAATTACAAGAACTTGAATCACGGTGTTAGTGTCGTCTATTTCAGCAAAATAAGCCATTACATCACCACTCGAAAGGGTAGCGGATAACCACAACCCCATCTCCACCATCTAATCCTGCGGCTCCTGAGTGACCGCCACCGCCACCACCGCCAAGACCATCAGTACCTGCGGTACCTAATATGGTAGTACTACCACTACCACCGTATATGGTGGAACCGTTACCGCCGCCACCCGAACCGCCCGGCCCTCCGTTAAGCACACTGCTACTCCATAACCGATGAGGGGTACCACCTCCGCCACCTGCATACGTGTCGCTAGTGCCATCAAAATAGGTATTCGCAACACCTGAACCACCGGAACCCGCTGTACCACCACTAGAACTCATTGATCCAGCCGTGCCAGCACTACCGGCACCTCCACCACCACCTCCACAAGCATGAAGATATGAAAGGAACGATGAAACATTAGCACCAGCGGAGCCTGCGTAACCCTGTCCACCTACACCAGTACCGGGAGTGTTACCATTTTCTGTTCCACCACCTGAACCACCGTTGAGTTGTGACCCTCCAGAAGAGTTACCTCCACCGGGACCGCCACCACTACAAGAAACAGTGCTTTCTAAAGCCGCAGAAGAAGTCGATCCTCCTGTAGCGGGGGCTCCAAAACCGGGACGGTTACCGCCCGTACCTCCTGCCCCAACAGTAATTGTGTAAGTATCGACCGTGACAGCTTGACCAGTTGAAGCAGTTAACCCTCCAGCACCGGCTCCGCCATGGTTGGAATCATTTCCGCTACCAGCCCCGCCGCCTGCTACTACGAGAACGTCAACTAAACCAGCGCCAGCGGAAGTAACTTCAAAAGTAGAAGTAGCCGTGTATTTATGACTCCGATACTTAGTGCCGCTTTCAGTGTAGTCGGTGACAGTGCCACCCGTTGCAGTAAGAGGACCGCCCGCACCGGATTCTTGTATCGACCCTATAATAAGTGGGTTAAAAGACATTTTAAGCCCCCTTTATTAAGCTAGCTTACCAATAAGTGTCCAAGCATCAGTGGCAGTTTTAATCAAACATGCAGAAGCGTATTGACCGTCGATCTCTTTCGAGGAATCAACAGACGTTATCGTCACACCCGACCCTTGAGCCAAGGTGCAGTTAGCTGAACCAATGTTCTGAACAATGATCTGAGTACCCACAACAAAAGCAACCCCTGAGTTCGGAGGAACCGTAAACGTTTGAGCGGAACCGTTAGAAGAAGTAACAAGCTTACCAGCGTCACCGATCACAAAAGTGTAAGTCGTCCCTGTCTGGGCGTTGATCGCTATAGGAGCTACTACACTCCCGCCGACAATATCACCTGTCACAGTAAGATCGTCAGCCATAGTCACATTACCGTCAGCGACAGCCAAAGCGGTTTGGGCGTTAGTTCCTGTTATCGTCAAAGATTCAGCACTTGAATCCCATACGAGAGCGTCACCAGCAGTATCAGAATGAAAAGTTACATCCCCGCCGGA